TCAAAGCAGGCCGCGCCCTCAGTCTGAAACGCAGGTAGTTGCGCGTCTGGATGAGTGCGCTTAATTCGCAGGTCCATATATAGTACTCCTTTATCAGGGTGAACGCCAAATGTAGCCGAAAACAGCCAAAACGGCAAGTCATCACGCCGCGTAAAACGCACTATTAGACGTGACAAAATGTGACCTGATTGACTCTCCTCGTGCCATCACCACTACCACCGTAAATAGCGCCGGTCAACGCAAAACCGCTATACTTCCGGTTTATGTCGTGCTATCCATATAGCAGAGCAATGGAGGTCACATGACAGAAGAACAGAAGATCAATGTCCGCGTAGGTCAGAACATCCGGAACATCCGCAAGGAGCGCGGATTGAGCCAGGGGCAGACGGGCAAGCTAATCGGGGTCAGCTTTCAGCAGATCCAGAAGTATGAGACTGGCACAAACCGTGTGAGCGCGCCGAAGCTGGTTCTACTGGCTAGGGAGTTGGACGTGTCGCTTATGGACTTGTTTGAAGGCGTGGAGGGTGTGTAATGGCTAAGATCTACCTATCAGGCCCAATGACCGGACTGCCTGAACACAACTACCCGCGCTTTCATGAGGTGGCGGCTAAACTGCGCGATGAAGGCCATGACGTATACAACCCGGCGGAGTATGCGTGGGAGGGTGAATTTCCCATCCGTACTGCGTTTGCCGAATATACGTCTGTCATCTGCACGTGGGCGGACACGATTGTATTGCTGGAGGGCTGGCAAGACTCGCGCGGCGTTGCTGTTGAGCTGCTGCTGGCTGAGATTTGTGGACTAACGGTGAAGGAATGGAGCGATGACTGAGCAAAATATTTTGGCTGTCCTTTTTGCTTTCTTTTTATGTGCAGCCTACTTTTGTAGGAAGGAGAGCGAGAAAAGGGCTAGGCGAAGATCAAAAGAGCTGGCTAGAACTATACAAGAAGTTGGGAAACAGGAGATGGAACAGATGAAGACTAACAACGGTCACGGGCTTGAATGCCTGCACATGACATACGTACTGCGCGACATGCTTCACACATATGTAGAGGACACTCTGTGGGTCGGGGCGCATCCTGAACTGCGAGAAGCCATTGACAATGCGTCTGACGCGCTGGGCGTTCTGTATCAGGAAATCGGCAAGAGTATGCCTGACGATAAGTAATAAAAAGCCCCCGCCGATTGAGCGGGGGTTCTTCTTATGCGCCTAACGTTCACTCTAGGTTACGCTATCCCGGATTAACGTTCTGTTTAAGTTACGTTAGCCGGAGTATCATGCGCATAGATCATACGCATTTGCCTTCTAGCCAAGCGCGACCTTGTTTAGTCAGATATGCAAAGCCTAGCGCCCATCCTGTAAGGCCCTCTTGATTCAATTGGCAATACTGTGAATACCATCGCTTGTGGCAAGCATTAGGTGATTTTGCTAGGTACAAAAGTCTACGACGCCTAGTGTCATTCACGACTAGCAGCCTCCCCAGCCAATGCAGCATACGCAGCCCCATCAATAAAGCTGTCCGCCCGATAGCCGCCCTGGTTGGATCGCACCAGCTTCAGCACCTCCATAAACTGCCAGCCCTGTTGCTCTGTCATGGAAACGCCTGTGATGGCTTGGAACGCTGTGACGGTTGCCGCCATGCTGCGCTCGCCTTCAGGCTTGTCATAAGTCTTGGCTCGGTCTTCCATTTCCGATGCCGCTTGTTTCAGTACTTCATTTGCCTTCATCTTTGATCTCCGCTTCTGCATGGTATGTTTCTGTGACCCTAAACAGGGAAGACAAGGGATATTTTTCAACGTATCCATCCATTTGGACGCAATACATCTCACCCTTTGTATAAGTGTTTACGCAAACCCTTTTTATTGGCTGGCTAGTCTCATTTCTGTGGATGTTCACAATCATTCTCATGTTTAATCTCCTAGAACCACTCTGTAAGTCTGTCTTTTTGCCCCTCGTGCGGGCAGTGAATAAATGCTTCAACCGCTTGCCGGTTAACGTAGCCCTTCTCCATATGCCAGCTATCAGGCGAACTGGGGGACCGGATGTATTCAGCAACCATACCCTGACCCTCAACGCGCGCCGCCCCAAAGCTAACTTGAGTGAATGCCGTGTGATCTTTCTCGGACTGAAAAACATCAATGCCACGCAGCTTGCGGATTTTATGGTGAAAATGGTGAAGGTACGCATAAAGCAAATCACATTGACCCACAAGATTCTTGCCCTGCTTCAGGAATAGGCTAGTAAGGCTTTCCTCTTTTGCCCCGTCACCGTGGGATAGCAGCAAGCCATTGCGACCGTAGCCGTAAAACTTTAGGTGTTTTTCTGACAGATTGTACGGAGTGGCGCGCACATTATCATGGTTTTTCACAGATGCAGCAATGGTTTGAGAGAGTGCCCAGCCAGAGCGCCAATCGTGGTTTGACATGCAGTGAAGCAGATCGACTTCAGCAAGTTCAGCACACTGCAGGATGGCATCAATGGAGGCGTGTTGTGCGGCCCGCCATGCGTTAAAATACGTCCCGTCCGTATCCTGTGGCGTTCCAGACGTGGTGGACTTCCCGTTATCCGTATGCAGGATGTCGTTCCCCATGACAAACAGAATGCGCCCCACATCGTCAGAACGGCGCAGTAGCTCCCTCGTGCCCTCAATGACGCGGTGTCGGGCTGCCTCTACATTATAGTCATACCCTGTCTCTTCCGGCGTACACAGCTTGCCAAAGTGAACGTCTGCCAGATCCAAGACCATCAGCTTATCACCCTTGGCCCCGGTATTGACGCGAGGTGCGAAAAGCTTTCGGTCTAGCGGCTGGTAATCTTCTAGCGCGCTAATCAGCTTAGCCGCCATATCCTCAAAGTCTTTGCTTTTAGGCCGCAACTGGATGCTGTAGTTCTCATCCTTAATCCAGATCGTATCAGGCTCCATACCCGTTCCGACATGGTTCATCGCGGCCTGAATAGCAGGATCTTGCGCCGAAGCAGCTAGTCTCGACTTAACCTGTCGCTTGGTAAGCCCCATTTCTTCGGCAATCTCTGCGCGCGACAAGCCCTCAGCTTTAAGCCGTGCCGCTGTAATCTGTTCTTGTTTGATATCCAAAGCAAACCTCCTACGTCTACACCAAAGGTTGTAGCACGATTGGCTTGCCCCGTAAACAGATTAGGTCGCTGGTGGACCTACGTATTGGAAGGTGTCACCGCCGCTAACAATGCAGCTCACCCCATCCTCAACATAGGTGATAAGGACCGCCCAATAGCCGGTGATCTCATTGGCCCACTGTTCAACGTAGAAGTTCTTTTCCTTGCCAACGGTAACGCGATACATCCCAACGTCCTTCATGGCATTGTAGAACCCAGCGGATGAGCCGCAGTTATCAGGTAGCTCATTAGCATTGGCTGGGCTTGATACGATGAATAGCGCGATAAGCGCGGGTGCGAAATACTTGAGCATAACTGCCCTCCGTGTGTGGATACAGAGCGCAGGATTACGCCCGATGCCACTATATCACAAAAGTGCAATTGTTCATAATCGGACAAGGAAAGTAGACCAACCGGGGATTGCAGACCGTGCATTTGACGACTAGGCCAAAGAGTGGGAACCGTCCTATCTCCGGCAATCTCTTACTTACTTGACGACAGCCGGTTGGTCTTAGTACACGAAACCCGAAGGCTCGGAATCGTCAGGCAAGCCCGACCAGTTGAGCGTGGCGACCGGCGTATAGCCTAGCCCCGTGCCATTGGCAAAAACCACGCTCATGTGGTGATACAGGTTCGCATATCGGCGGCTTTGATGGCATCTCCGCACTATTGCCGATATAGGGGTGGAAACGCGCAACCTAAATGCAACCCCGCTCTGTATCACCACAAAAGAGTGGACATCCCGCTTACCAGATACGGGGACACTCTTACGCGGTGCCAGTGCTCGTCGCGGTGCATTCAAGGTCGGTCCCGGATATAGGTGTCCGCGCCGCCAATTCATCGCAGAAAAGAACACACAAGTTCTGCGATATAGAACGCCGCGAGACAACTGCTGCACGTTCTAACTGTTGATCGTGGCGTAGTTCCGACTTAACGGCTTTGTGGCCTGACCCACCAGATTTTCGAGTTTGCACCCCGTCACTGGTTTACTACTCACCGCTTTGGCCACGATCATGAGGTGTGACTGCCTTATGCTAGTATTCGGCAATGACTTACGATTTCCAACTAGCGATTGGTTCTTGTCGTCTATGTCACACCACAAAATAGCGGTTTAGCGCAGGGATCGCACACTTATGTGACGGCTTTTGCGACCCTATCCCGGCCAAGGGAAACACCGCTGCGCTATGTCTTGCCTACCACGCCATTTCAGGTAGCACAATAGGCAAATTTCAAAACCCGCGATTACTTTACGCTCATCAAAACGTCAGTATCTTGACCCATCATAGTCTGGGGCAACTGCCCATTCCAGCGCTGGGCGCGGGTGTACTCAATGAACAGAGGGTTAGCAGCCAGAGCCTTTTCAACATCACGGATGCCCTGAGCCTCAGCAGCTTTGCGCAATCGTGTTGCGTCAGCTTCTGCTTCAGCCTCTGTTCGCACCTTGTATGCGTTACCGTCGGCTTGGGCCTTCAGGGCGTCACGCTGGGCTTCTGCGGTCTGCACGGTTTGCAAGGATTCCAGCCGCTGCCGTTCAAGGTTGTACTGTTCGCGCGCGGCGTTTTCGCGGGCCTGCTCTTTTTCAAGGACAGACTTCATGTAAACCTCTGGCAGGGCTACATTCTCGATCTGTGGACTGTTGACCGATACAGGATACCCAGCCATCAGATCTGTCAGAATAGCCAGAACCTCAGCCGTTGCTGCCTGTCGATCACGGATCAGCTCATCAGCATTGAACTTGCCGATTGCAGCCTTTGCAGCTTCACGCAGCTTGGGATCAAGAATGCGCTCCTGAAACTGCCCCAGAGAGCCGTACTTCTTGTAAATATCCATCACCGCATCCGCGCTTGCAGTCCAGTTGACAGAAACGGTTGCAGTGACAGGAAGTTGGTTCTTGGTTGCTGCCGCCAGATCCTCAACGGTCTTGCGCTCACGGATTTCGATCTTGCGAACCCCATCAATAAATGGCGCTTTAAAGTGCAGTCCAGGGCCAACCTGATACTGCGCCTCACCGAAGCGTGTAACGACACCTCGCTCACCCTCCCCAACAGTGAAGAACGAAAACCCTAGAACAACAATACTACCAATACCAATGGCAATATCTCGAATGATTGCCCCTAGCCGAATATCTGATGTCACTTTTACATCGCCATAACGATCCTTGCGGGTTTTTTCGTAAGTGTATCGTCCAGTATTCCGAATTTCTACAGCCATATTTATCTCCTATTGTGTGTAGTAAATAGCCAAAGCCCACAGGGTAATGACAGCGATAATCCCGCAGACAGCGAACCAGAGACCAACAATCGGTCCGCCTTTGTCGCCATCAAGCCATTCATCAACGGCTTTCAGTTTCTTGGATAGTGGTGTTTCCATATTTCCTCTCCTTATCCTGCTATCAACATATACGTGTAGCGCATGGTGTCAAGGGGGGATGGTGGGGTCGAGTGGTATAAGAAAATGTTATATGCCCTAGCCAGAGCTATAAGCTTAACTTATTTGACTTCCGGTTCACTATGCTATAAAAAGAAAAAAGGCCCGCAGCGCTACAACGCTCGGAAGGTAAAGCGCCAGGATTACAGCCTACGTTGGGATTTGACCTCCAATATGGCGGATTTTGGTTGACCAGCCTAGAAAATGGTCAGGCAGGCGTCAGGAAACCGGCGGGGCGAGAGCCAAAGGTAAACTAGTACTGGGCGAAAGCTGGGCGTGGTCTGCCCCCCGTGGATAGGATAGGTAGGTATCTCCACGGCAGGAAAAGGGATCAGTATACCCAGAGTAAGGCTTGACCAATCCTCTGGCATGGTGCAGTTTGCATGAAGTAAAGAATAGGAGAGACCGAATGACTAATGGTGAAATTTACGTCGGTGATGAGCTGGTGTCCCATACCGGACGCCGTAAGCTGAGCGATATCGTTGCAGAGTATGAAGAGCGGCTTTCTAGGATTGATGATGAGTTTGAGGAATTCGAGCGGGCGCAGACAGCACTGAAAGCGGCTTGTTGTGTGTCGGGCGTGTGGCCCTACGGAAACCTTGATGTGGGCCACGTGGGTAAGCGTCAGATGAAGGAATTTCTTCTGAGGTCCGCTTGGCGTTGCGCATATAAGGAGTACAATCTTGAGTACCTTGCAAGCGCATCCGATAAGAGTAAAATTGAGCGCATGATGGAAGATCCGCCAGAGTTCAATATGATGAATCTCTATGAGTGGTTTGGTGATCTTGCACAGAACCCTCGTGCGTCAATCTTGCGCGGATTAGCTGAGGTGTTCGCGGATCTTGACCCGGCATTCAAATCCCATGAAAAAATGAAAGTCGGCGTCAAGGGGCTTCCCAAGCGCGTCATCCTGTCCAATGTCGGAGATTACGGGTGGGGCCGTGATAGGCTCTTGTCAATCTTGAACTCTATTGCGGCAATCAAGGGAGAGAAGCTGGCGGACTATAAGGAAACAAATGACATTTTGGATAATGGCGACTGTTTGCGGGATACGCGAGGCGTTTGGCTGAAGCGTTTTGCAAACGGCAATGGGCACTTGTTCTTTTCACCTGATACGCTGAAGGCTGTGAACTTGGGGCTGGCGGAATATTATGGGGATGTCCTGCCTGATTGCCCTGAGGCGCGCCCTGCCAAGAAGGCCAGCACCGAAGTAGCTAAGGATCTGCAATATTTCCCAACGCCTAAGGCTGTGATTGATAGCGTTATGAATAACGCCTATTACATGAAAGGGAAGAAGGTTCTTGAGCCATCTTGCGGCTGTGGTCGTTTTCTTGAGGCGATTGCAGTAGAGGGTGGCGATGTGTTTGGCATTGAGTACGACTCGGGCCGAGCGGCTGAGGCGCGCGCGAAAGGCTTTAAAGTTCTTCAAGCTAACTTCTTGGAGGTCGCCCCGTCTCCCGACTTTGATATGGTTGTTATGAACCCGCCCTTTTATGGCCGTCACTATGCCAAGCATGTTCGTCACGCCCTTGAGTTTCTGAAGCCCGATGGAACGCTTTGGTCTGTGCTTCCGTCTACAGCTCGATATGATCATGGGGAACTTGATGACTTGAAACCATACTGGTACGATCTTCCTGTCGGGTCGTTCCGGGAAAGCGGCACTAATATCAGCACGTCGGTTGCAAGGATCCGCAAGAAGCAAACATAAGGACAGACCCATGGATGAAGAGTTTAACGATTTCCACCTCACCGATATGGACTACTTTGTTGCTGCTCTGGCTCAAGCACACTTCAGCGGTATGGATCTGATTGACGTGCTAAAAGCCGCTCAGGACAGCCGTAGCGCGCAGGCGTTTGACGCTAGGATTAACAGCCTGTCAGATCACGTGCCCGACGGTGGTATCCGGTGCGCAGAGGACTTTATTGCGGTGAAAGAGCTGCTGTCCACAATCCCCGGCCTTCTGCCAGAGGGTTTGGCTTAAAAATACCGGCGGTGCGACCTTCTACAGTGTTCGCGCCCCATCACCCTTACAAACAGCGCCCACAGCGGCCTATGCTGGTTGTGGTAGGCGTGACTGCACCAAGAGACGTTTCGCCCTGTGGCGGCCCTATGTGAGAGCCTGGACAGGTTGCAAATCACGTCCACTAGATGGTGCATCCTACTTTCTCCATCGTTTGACCGTTAAGGCTCCTGCGTCTGCGATAGTAATGGCTGGCACAAGAATCATTGCCATTTCGTTTATATGTGCCGGAACATTGTGAATTGTCAGTGACAGTCCTAGTAGCGGGTTGATAATGCTGACGATGTAGATAGCGGCCCACCAGATCCCCCACGGAACCACGATGAGCCACCTGCCAAGGCTTGTGGCTGACCACCTGTCCTGCGCTTCGATCCTCGCAATGTCCTGTGCAGCCTGAAGCGCGGCAATGCGTTGCTCTGCCTCTAGCTTGGCTTCAGTCGTCTCCGCATTCAGCTTGGCTTGGTACGCCTCTTTAAGCTGTCGGGCGATGGGTCCGCCTAGGAAACTGAGGATCGCTTGCAGCATTACTCTTTCTTCTCTTTAGCGGTCCAGCTTGCCCAGAAGCCCAGCACAGCCATCAGGAGGCCGACTACAGCGGGCCAGTTCTCAAGGGCGATTAGCGACATCAGCAGGGCTGCAGGATCGTCCACAGCGGCTAGGATCGCCAGCATAGGGCCAAGGGCGGTCAGGAGGTGACGCAGCGCGCCTTGGACTTTAGGGTTGCGAAGTTTGCTCATTTGCTTAGCGCCTCTACAATTGCTTTGACCAGTTTAACCAGCCAGTGGTCATCGGGGTATGTTGTGTTGGCTAGGGCCTTGTCTGGCTCAGTCTCTGGACCGGGCGACGGTTTGTGCAGCGTGTCAATCGCCTGCCCGCGCTTCCACTCGGTGTCCTTGATCTTGGACCACTTGTTGTAAGCCTGCCTTAGCTTCACGTCGTACTTGTTCTTCTTGTATCCAGGGCCATTGTATCCCCGTGCAAAACCTGCCCAGTCGTGGCGGCGCAACTCATCATCCAGTCCAGCCGCAATGATGAACTTAACCATTGCCTCTAGCTGACTACCTTCGCTCTCAGTGAACGCCAGAACCATTTCCTCTGCCCGGTTATATTCGCACATCGCAAAGTTCTCGCCCAAGATCTGACCTAGACCCCAAGAGGCAGACCGCAGAGCCGCTTCCTTGTTGATCTTCATAGCTCGCTCCAGGCGGGGGTAACTGTCTTTCGGGTAGTTCCGTTTCCAATTCCGGTAAGCAAGCCCCTGTGCGACCGCCTTGTCCCGCTCTGCGCCGCTAAGGTTGCGGTAGAAGACGTGTGGCTCAAACAGCATGGCTGGCCTGCCCTGACTGTCATATCCACTCCCGCGCGCCTCTACATCAAGCACAGCGTGGATTTCATCTTCCCCCACGCCAATGGTTGCGCCCAATCGGGGGAGGTCTGTATCTTTCAGCCTGATAGCTGTGCCCTTAAAGTTCATCGGTGGTCTACCTTCAATGTGCAACTAGGAGCGCTGCAGTTTTTCCCGTTGTCTTGCGGCGCGAATGATGGGAGCACCCCGTGTGCTACTGCCGCGATTAAGGCTGATGTCATAAGCATTTTCACGGTGTTCATTTCCCAAAACCTGCCCACTTTGAAATTTTCTCTAGAAGGGCGCTCACTTCGGTTGACCGAAAGAGAATAAAGAAGGCTATAATCGCAGCCCATGCCTTCAGGTTGGATACAAAAGCATGGATTGGCTTTACCAAAGGCCACATGAGATTCACGCGCTGCATATTGCGGTGGTACTCTTGCCATTCTGCCTCACTTTCTGGAGGCGTCTTCCGGTAGCTATTGAGGTCATTGTCAGCCATTTGACATTACCTCCCGCGCATACTCCGCGCCACTCGTGTTGCTAGTGTTACGATTTTCTTTGTTAACCACAGATCCACCAGCACGGAAAGCACTATTGCCCACCATGCCACGCCCTCTAGCGCTAAGTTCAGAAAGTCTGCCAATGAATTCATGCCGCAGCGACCACCCAATGAGAAGCATCGCGGCTATCAGCAGAATGTCGCCTGACATATATGGCAACGAACCAACCACACGCGGTGCATCAGTAACCCGTGCCCACAAGCCAGTTAATCCGTTCAAGGCCAAAAACGACCGAATAAACAAAATGTGTCGCCAGAACTGACTCTGGGTGGCGGTCACTCGCGGGATTGCGGATGCCGCCACTATCCAAGTAGCAGAAATTAGAAGGATGAGTAAGTCGCTGGATATGGGGAATGCGTCGTAAAACCTGATGGATACTAGCCCAGCCAGGATGATGAGTGCTGATCGAACAAAGTGGCCGTTCCCCAGCCAATAAGACAGAGCAGCCATCGAAACAGCAAGGCCCATGAGGAACGGCCAAACCATTACTTGCCGCCCCCAGAGCGGGTGGAGATCTGACCGTCATCGCCCCACACTTTCAGAGGACCAGCCACTGATTCAGCAGCAGCCAGATGGCTAAGGACCATACTAGCCGTGTCACGCGCTTCACATTGGTGTGTTGCGCAGCAGTGGTCACGGATTTGAATAACCGTGTTGATGACGTCCCGCAGTTTCTTCTGTGCGTCATCCATTTTGGCTTGGGTGATTTTGCTCATCCGAATTCCCTAAGTTCAAAGGTGGTAGTTAACAAGTTAAACAGTACCACAAAAGAAAAGCCCGATCCAGAGACCGGGCGATTCAATAGACAATGCATAGGGGTTTTAGCCCTTATTGCGCATCATCATTTCGGAGGGTTGGGTGTACATGCCGCCCTTGTTGGATTCAATGGGGCCGGTTTTCATGCCCATAGGGGTGCTGTAGCGGGAGCCGTCAGGTGCGCCAGTCATCATGCCGCCCATTTTCATGTCACCGCCTTTGTTACCCATGTCGGACTTCATGCCGCCCATCATCTTGTCGCCGTAGTGCTTTGGCATCTTGTTGATCCTTTCGTGTGTTGTACAACAATACGAACATCTTAACATGTTAAGCTTTAGGAATCTAGTCCGTGCTACTTACGCTTCTTAGCAGACTTAGCCGCCTGCTTAAACGCCTTGGCTGTCGGGTATCCCTTTTCGCCCGGTCGTTTGGGACGCTTACCTGCTTTGCGCCGAGAATGTATATTTTCGTAAAGCCCCGGCTTCTTCTTCGTGCTTTTAGCCATCTGCTAAGTCCTTGATTTTGCTACCATTTCGTGACCGAAGACCAGTGCGCCGCGCTCATTTTGCCCTTTGCAATGTTCTTTGCATGGCGCGCTTTGAAGGAAGCCCGTCGCTTTTTAGCTGCTTCGCTCTCGCCTTTCTTGGGTGGAGACCCTTTGACGTTTTGTTGGCCGAAGCGGATCGTCTTGATTTTTGACCCTTCTTTTGCTACGACAACGTGCGACTTGGTGGGGTGGTTGGGGGTGCGCTTCGGTTTGTTCACGCCCTTAACCCCCGCCCGTTTAACTGCGGCCTTGGCTTTGGCAGCGACGGATTGCTTGCCCTTCTTAGCCATTATTTTTTCTTCTTCATCTTTGGCTTGGCTTTGATCGGGCCTTTGCCTTTGACTGCCGGGGTCTTGCGCTTGACCGGCTTGGTGGTGGATTTGCGGTACTGAACGCGCGGGGTCTGGGTTGCCATGTTACTTCTTCCTTCTCTTGCGCTTTGCGCCTGCCTCGCTTAGTGCGATGGCCTTGGCCTGCTTTGCGCTTGTGACCTTTCGGCCTGAACTGGATTTAAGGGTGCCGCTTTTGTACTCGCGCAGCACCTTGCTGACTTTAGCAGACTTGGCGGCTTTTGTCCTTGGCTTGGGCATTATTTCACCTTTCTGGCGTTGGGGGCGCATTGGCACCATTTGTATTTAACTCATATGTATGACTTTATTTTAACTCTATAGTTCAACAGGGTTGCACTTGATGTGAAACCTCCATTTGTAGACGAACTGAATACATCTCCAACCTTTACGTCAAACAAGTATCGCTCGTTACTTCCTTGAATGAAGTTCCCTAATTCTTGCTTCAGCGCGTGGTTCTTGGTCGTACCATTTATTAGCACCCCGTTTAGAGTGTCTTGGCAGCTAACATTGCTATACGTCCCATCTGTATTTTGCGGGTCTACCCTGAATTGCGTTGTTACCTCAACTTGACCATTAAAATTGAACGTCAAGTCTCCGGACGACTGCGTAATAAGCCCAGTGAAGTCTGTGCTAGTTATTGAAAGGTTTATATCTGTTGAGTCTGTGTTTACGGATGAAGTTAAGTCTGCAGATGTAATATACTCAACGCGGCTGCGAACAGACCACGCCGCAACGGTTTGGGAGTTTACGACATCCTTGTATACGGCGAAGGTGATAGACTTATTCGGCTTGATCCTGATAGTAGATAGCCCCTGAAAAAATGAGCCGCCGCCGGATATTGATACGACAATATCATTATCTGAGTTGCCGCTTGATGACAGGAAATCAGACAGGTTAGCGACCCTGACCTCTTTAACCACACCGTTCTCTGGCACATCAGATGGGTCTGGCAGAGTCAGTGAGAAATCGCCGGTCCCCGTCCCAGTGTCTATTGCAAGCTCTCTCGGCAAGCTGCTTCCGGAGAGAGCAGTATTGGTCCCGGTATTTATATACTGGAGATCGTGGTATCCAGACGATATAAGCTTCCCGTTTCCATCTATCTTAAAGTGGTTTTCGTGGACTCTATCGTCGTGCAAGTGGGTAGGCATTATGTCACCTGTGTTGTTATAAGGGTTCCGTCAGTGCCAACGCTGAGACGCCAGCGTGTATTGTCTGAGGCAACTAGAACAAGCTCTTCGCCCAAGTTTACCGAATCGCCTTGGCTGTTTTCTGCCCTCAAAGCCACGTCAAAGGCCAGCACGGTCTCATGCGTGTAGGTGGTGCTAAACAGACCAAACTGCGGCAGGGTCGCGTGGTCTTCTAAGTTTTGCACCACGCTTGGGATTGGCTCAAAGTCTTCATAGTTGAAGAACCTCGCATTCTCATCCGCAACGGAGATATGACCGCCCAGCCCCGCGCCAAAGTAGGTTTCATATGTCCGGTTGG